AGTCTTTAAGTCATACATAAAAAGTTTGTTATCTTTTTTGTAAACAAAATCACTAAATCCTCTAAATGGTATTCCTAGCACCTCTGTAAATAATTCTTCTTGATAAGAATGTAATTCTTTGTCAGCAACTATTTCTTTAAATGCTTTTGCTTGTTCAAAAAACTTAGGAATTAATTTTAGATATTTATCAACATCATCTCTAAAGGGATAATCCAAAGTATCTATTTTAAAGTTATTTAAATACTTATCCATATCCACTTCTTTGCCTTCTACATAGTCCATTAACATGGGTTCAACTGTATTACCTGCTAAAGCAGGTGGTGATGAAGTGCCTAATCTTTTGTAAATCTTCTCAACAATAAATTGTCCTGTGTAAGTAGTAAATCCTCTAAGTTTAGAGGGTGACATTGGGAGTAAATCCCATTTTTCAAAGTTTTCTAGTTTCATTATACTCCTCCCAGAGTTCATTAGCATAGTGTATTGGGTCTATGCCTAAATTATCCCAAAAGTTTCTCTCACCTGTTTTAAAAGTCAACTCTTGATGACAAGTAAAACAACAAGGAACAACTCTATCATCAGAACGTATCATTGCACCAATGCGGTGACGACCTTGTAAGTGGTGTGCTTGTATCTGGTAATAATTTAGGCGGTTGTTTATCTGACATGGGTAGCAAGGGAGTTCGCATACCCACATCAGAAATTTCTTATCCTTAATAATTTTAGAATGGCGGTTTGTCAGTTTCTTCTACCTTAATTTCGCCTTCATTAATTAAGAATGTATTAGGTTCAATCTTGATTGAAACCATGTCAGTAGGTTTACCATTATTCGTCTGGTCTTTTTTCCATAAAGCTACTTCGTATGGAATACCTGCTGTTAAGGTAACATCACTTTCAAAAACTACTTTAGCATTCTTGTATAGTGGTTGACTGTCACCATCTTGTTTTCTGTCGTTTCTAAATAAGTTTAACCAACTTGCCATTATAAACCTCCTTTGGTTGTTTGTTTGATTGGTTGTTTTGCTTGAGGATTGGAAAATTCACTATCCTCATCTTCACCTACTGCTGTCATAAATAATTTCATTAACATATATTTGTAGGCATAAGAGATAGCTTTACCCACCCCTTTGTCTGAATTATCAACTCCATATCCAAAGTAATCACCTAAAGTAATTTTATCTGATGGATTTTCTACATTGATTAAGTCAGCGTTCATTCTAACAGTTGTAAGATTTCCGTCTTTAGAATGTTCAAGAACTCTCGGTACAATTAATACTTTATGTTCTTTGAGTTGTTTGCGAACCTTATCGTTTACTTCATTCCATGATGTAATTTTATAAGGTACTCCGTTAGTTTTACCCTGCACAATATTTTCAATATTATGAGTTATATTGAACAGCTTTTCTATTAGTGTCATTAAGACCTCCTGTCTTAGTCTTTCGATAATATACTATGACCTCTATTTGTCATGCAAGTATTTACCATTCGTTTATAGTCGTATTCCCACTTGTCTGGAAAAAACAATAGTGAGGGTCGCACATACCAGTTATAGACAACCTTAGTTGCTTCCAATGCGTCAGAAGTATTTTCATCTGCAATGGCTCGGCAAGTTTGTAAGTCATCAGTAAAATCCACTGCTACCTCGCTACCTTTGTTTCCCTTGCTGTCATGGATTGGGGTGTAAGTGCATGATGTAATTACTAACATAATCACTAATAATCTTAGCATCTACTACCTCCTGTTTATATTTACATAAGGGATATTCTTTATAGCCATGTTTTAAATACAAATTAGCTATTATGTGAATAAAGGGTTTCAGTTCTGGTTTCATTTTCTACCTCCTGTGGTTCATATAGTTTTCCTAGTGCTGTGCATAAAGGACAGGATTCAACAGAATCCTCAAAATAAATATAGTCATTTCCTTTGCACAAATCACAAACATCTTCTTTCATTATTTACCTCCGAATGTGTTGTTGACTGCGAATGTAAACGCATCTGTTAGTGTCATAGATAAACCCATGTCTTTTAGAGTTTCTCTAATTTTCACTACATCTTTTTTTCTTACTTTAATGGTAGTAAACATTTCTGTTGATTTCTGTTTACCACCAAACTGTAAGATTTTAGATTTAATGTCTGGCATTAATTACCTCCTTTCCTCAAATATGATTTTTATAAAATATAATATAAATGCCACCATACCTAAGTGGACTATGATAGTTAGTAAATCGTTAAACATTATTTAACTCCTTATTTCTTTTTTTAATTAATTTATTCATTAAAACATCTATATTACGAATAACTGTATTCATCTCATCTGTAGTTTTTTCTGAAATTTTGCCATTCATACCATATAAATAATTAGCGTTATTTTTTAGGTCATCTTTAAGCATACGTTGGTAACTATGCAGACCCATTAATAAATTAATATATTCAGAACTGTTAATTTCTATTTTCATTATCTATACCTCCTAGTTTTTAAAATTATTTTTTTACATCTATTAACATCAATACTATATCCTGCATTATCAAATGTACCCCAGTCAAAAAATCTTGGGCTATAATGTGACCTAATAATTTTATCGCCTTCTAAAAAATTATTATATTCGTTAGTGTGAGTATTCTCAGTTTTCACTAATGCTTTTCTGTTACCATTACGAGTAACTATTTCCCATAAAGTATATTGTTGTTTATTCATCTGAACCTCCTGTTTGTTCATAATTAAAAGTTGTAAACTAATTTATAATTTTTGCAATAACTTATTTATAATTATTTTTATAATTATTTGGTGATTGAATTATCTTTTAGAATTGCTAGATTTTAGCTAGTGTTTTTAGCATAAACATTTTCTTTTAACACTATTCCTCCTGTTTGGGCTATCTTTTACGAGGTAGCCCAATCTAACCTCACAAAAATGCTAAATACCCCCTGTAGAGGGCTTAAAACGGCTTTTTAGGGGATTTTATAGGCACTTCCCACCTTAGTTCTCTTTCAATAGTGGACTTAATAATAGAATGTCCAGAACCTGCACAATCATCACCCCACATAGTGGTTAATTTATAGCAAATATCATCTTCTGCTAAGAGTTTGCCTACTACCTTCATAATGTTATTAGAGGGGTTTAAGTCAGCAAGGATTTCTTTGTATTCTTGCCATGAGTTGGTGGATGATGAATGGTCGTAAAACTCAAGATACAGTATTGTATGAGTTTCTTTTTTCATTATATTAGAACCACAAACAGAAAGGATTGTTTGTGTGTATATTTAAAGGCGAGGTTTTAATCATCTCGCCTTTTTTATTTTGCCTATTCTTAACTTAGGTTTCTTGATGGGAATTTTTCCGAAAGTTAATTTTCTAAATGTTCTACCTTTACTACCGATTATTCTAGGTTTAATTAAAACTGCTAAAGTTGAGGTGGTGGTAATCATTAGTGCATTAAGTTATGTCCGAAATAGACAATCACTAACACAATAATTAACTTCCATAGATTTGACCAACTCCAATAGGGGTCTGCCCAATCAAGGATAGCTTCAATAGGTTTCCAAATAATTTTTCTCATTTGCTTATACCTTTCTGTTTCTCGTATGTTCTTAGTCCTGCCATTCCTAGCAGTGCCATAACGAGAGGCATTAAAACACCCATGTCAAGGCTTGGCAAGGGTAGAGTTTCAATTTTAAATACAGCTAAAAAGAATGTGATAAAAGGTTTTGCAACGTATTCAAAGAATATTCCTAGAGCCGCACTCATGCCTATGAGGGGTCGCCAACTTCTTTGTAAGAAACCACTAATACCTGTTGCCGCTGACTTTGCATCAGCAAGATTAATTTCCATTTGTTTGAGATTGACTTGATTTTCTAATTCTAAAAGTTTTGCTTTTGCGGCGGCTTTTTCTTCATCAGAAGTATGGAGTTCATCAACTATCTTTCCAACACTATCTACTAATCCACCACCTAATAATTTACTTAACATTATGCGTACCTTATTTTTTCTGCATAGTCTTTGGCTCTATGCGGTAACTGTCTTGCGTACTTACTATCTAAAAGTTGATTTGATGCTTCAACATAATCTTTAGCATCTAATGCGGCTTTCATCTTTTTAAATCCTCTAAGGCGAGGTAAACCCATATTAAAGACTAAACTAACAATAGTTTCTTGTATGACATTTGGGTGTTCGTCTAAGTTAATAAATTTTTTTGCACCGCCTATTGCTATGTTAATATCACTATCAAGTATTTCCATTACTTCATCCATAGTTAATTCTTTCTCAAGGAGTTCTTCTTCTTGAGGTAATATAATCAAATGTCCTACTCCTGTAGTCATGGCAGTTTCACCAAGAATAGGGTCGGCATAGGCTTTGTACCTTAAACCCTCATGGGCGATAATACTTTCTCTTAATCTATTAATGTCCATATTTCTTAATTAACCTTTCTAAGTACCATTTTGCTTTTTGCAAATCTTCTAGTCCATTCTTAGATTTATGTCTTACCACATATTTAATCACATTTCCCTCAAAATAATTTAAGTCATATTCATCAATAAAATCTGATACTTCTATGCTTTTTCTATAATAGGGTGGGTTAATTTTATCTGTCATTTTGCCTCCTAAACTAATACTTCATTTAAAATTGTAGTTATTATATTATCACCTTTATAACTAATCAATTCGCACATTTTGTTTTCATAAACATAAAGAAGATGAACATTTAGACGTTTTTGTTCTTCTGACAATACTCTGCGGATAGTAGAACCTATTTTTGCACCACTCATTCTGATACTAGCGGTTTTCACATCTACTAAAAGAACTTCCCCTGTTTCTGGTTTAATGGCTACTAAATCAACTGCGGATTGAACTGATTTTTTGGTATAAACAAAATATCCTGCTTTGGTTAAATAATATTCAGCAATAAGTTCGGATGCTACACCCTTTTGTTGCTTCTCATCCATTTAGAGCCTTCTAGTAAGTGGGTGGATTAGCGTCAACACAGGCAAAGAAATATTTGCGAATATTCTGTTCATCTAACATTGACTTTAAATATATTCCTTGATTTTTGCAATCCTCTACGGATTTGTGTCTTTCGTTTATGGAAATGCACTCCCCTGCTATGCACATATATCCCAGAAGGAATATAGAGGGAATGTTAATCACCATTTAGATATTTTTCTATCCAGATGATTTTTTCTTTAATGACTGCAATGTCTTGTTGCATTTGTGAAATTGAATCTGATTTTTTTTCTACTGCTTCTAATCTATTTGACCACATCCCCCAAGTCATTGCTAAAGAAGCAATAATAGCTATATAAGGTAACATGGTTTTTAAATCAGTATTCATTGTGCTTGGTTTTTTGTTATTCCTATACTGTTTAACTTTACTTGTGATTGTTTGTCAAATGTTTCTGCTATCTCTTTATCCTTGAGATATTTTTCTGTGTATTCTGCTTTTGCACGTTGCATTTTTGCAACATCATCCATAGTCATATTCGTAATTTTACTATTTAAATATTGATTTTTTTCTGCCCAATTATCTAATCTTTCAAGATAGAGTTGTTCTCTAATCTTAGCTTCTTTAACTTCTTCTCTTGCTTCTCTTAATTCTTTTTTTGCTTTCTTTAACTGTTCTTGTAATTCGCTTTGTGTTGCCATTATTGTACTCCTGCCAATGGGTTGTTAAGTGCCTTCCTTATCTTATCATCTATTTCTTTTTCTAAAATCTTAAAATCTTCTGAAATTTCTCTTTCATTAGCCTTAACTCTATCTTCAATATCATTAACTACCTTGTCTATGGCTCTTATATCAGCTTTCATGGTTTTAATATCATCTCGTAAATCATTCTTTAATGAGGTGGCAACATCATTAACTAGGCTTACTTCTTCTAATACCATTGAAACTTCTGATTTAAGAACTGCAATCTGTTCATCAATATGGCTTAAATCTGGTGCAGTATATTCTTCTATTTTGGCTTTCATCTCTAAGTAGTCATCATAGAATTTATAGCCACTCCAACCACCACCAATAATTACACCTATTAATGATAAGATAATAAAGAACTTACCACCTTTGAATTTCATTCCTTGATATTCTACTTCCATTGACTATCCACCAATTCATTATGTGCTAAATCATTGTTCATAAACAAGTTGTACATGAGGATATTATTATCAACTATTTCACCATCTGGCAAAGTTCTATTATCAAAAAATCCTTGTATCTGAGGTAATTGTGGTTGTTCAAAGAAACTTTTACTATCAGCTAATACTTGCATCACAACTAAAGTCTTTGTTTGATTGTTGGCATCATATTTACCTTTATCACCCATTTTCTTGACTATCTTATTAGCTTTTTCTTGTTTGGTTTCTTCTACTTCTTTTTTAGGTTCTTCTTTTGTTTCTTCAACAGGTTCATCAACCTTTGCTACTTCTATTTCCTCTACAGGTTCTTCTACAATTTCTTCTACAACTTCTTCCATTTCAACTTCTATGATTTCTTCCATAGGTGCTTCTTCTATTTTTATTTCTTCAACAACAGGTGCGTCTAATTCAGCTTCAATAGTTTCATAAGATATTTCCATAGGTTCTGGTTCTATAGGCTCAAACATAATAAAATTATCTTGCTTCTTAATATCATTAAATTCAAAAACATCTTTGGCGACATCAATCATTTCTGGTTGGTCTAAATTCAAAGCGATAAAAGTTTCTAACTTTGTAATCTCTTGGGTGATTATTGTTTCAATAACATTGTAGAGAACATTAATAGTCACATCATCAAAGACAACACCGACTGCTAAGTTAATATCTCTGCCACCTACCTCAACAATAATGTTTGTTAGTTTTCCAGAAAAATCAAAATTACCAGAATATTGCTGATAGCCACTATCTATTCCTGTTGCTGATAAAACATCAGTACCATTAAAGATTTCAGTCGTTCCGTTTCTACCGATAACTTTCATATAAATAGAATCTTCTTTATCCTGTTTATCTACTTTAATCGTGTATTGAGTTTCACCACCATAATTAATATCTAGTTCTGAAATATCTATAACTTGGTAAAAAGTAGTTAGATTTGCATCTGTAATCTCAGCACATCTATCTGTGCCTAATTCACCACAATATGTTCCTGTAGGCATAGACGCACTTCCCTGTCCACCCCAATCATAGTCCATATCACCCTCTTTAGATGTACTGACAAATCCATTACTTCCATCTAACAAATCACCACTATCTTGATTAGTGACTGTGGTTGTTGTTGTTGTAGTGGTTATAGTCTCAATAATAGTAATACCTGTACTATCGGTATCTTCTTCAATGACTTTATCCTCTACAATCACATCTGTGACTGAGGGAGTACATAAACCTATTGTATCAGTGGAACAGTCTTGAGCCTTAGAATATGAGAAGCATACCAAGAGCAATAAGACCAAAATCTTTGATTGCATCCCAATCCCCTTCTTTTGTTGGCTCTTTAATTGGCTCTGGTTTAATTAAAGCTGTACTGCCTTGAGGAACTTTATCTGGATTTTGTTCCCATAAATCAAGTGCATCTTCACCAATAGATGACATATATGGACAAGGTGTACCACTCATAATCATAGCATCAAACACTCTTGCGTCTTGGCAAAGAATAGAAACACCTGCAACTTTCATTCCCATAGAGTAAAGGCTTCTTGCTAATTTAATTCTTTCACAGTTCATATCAGTAATGGTGACACCTGTACTAAATCCAATTACATTAGATTGAATAGCACCACTTACACCAGATTTACAAATATCACTATTGACTATATTGATGGCAGGGGAATTAGCAGTAGGGGGAGTATTATTAACTACCGTAGAACTAACAGTATTTGTTTCTGCATAAGATTTTTTACTAAATCCTAAAGCTAAGACTAAGGTAATTAGGGTTATTGAACATAACCATAAAAACCAGTCCTTTTTCATTAGGGTTTATCTGGAAAGACTACTGCTTCTACTTCTTCAACAGTAGTAAGATTTTCTGTTATATCTCTTAGTGCTTGTCTATATGTTTTAAAACCTGCTGATAATGTAGCACCTGTTTCTTTTGCTTTAATCACTTCCCAATCAGATTGAATAAGAAGTGCATCTCTTTTTGCTCTTAAATTTGCCATAGCACTATCAAAGGATTGAGGGGGTACAACAAAACTATCGCCGACTTGTTCCATACCACAGATAACTGTATCTGCTACTTCTACAAATCCATCTTCTTGATAAGGTTGTTTTTGTACGACTATATTATTTTCAATTTTTACCCAAGCCATTATGCTACCTTCCATATTTGCACATCTGTATAAACATTATAATCACTACCAAATGGTTGTTGCCTTCCTAAACCAGTAGTAGCTAATCCTGTATTGGTAAAATGGTAAATATCAATTATCTTTTGTGCTGATATAGTAAATCTTCCATTTACAAAAGTGCTATTACCATCGTTATCACCTGCACCAAGAGAATCAGACCTTCCTACTAATAATGTAGCATTACTATCTGTTGTATTTCTTACAAATAATTGATTATTACTCGCCTTACAACAAGTAGATGAAGCAATACAATAATATGTTCCTGCAGGTAAAGTTATTTGATTACTAGATAAACTAGCACCTGTAATTTCATTAGTGACTACAGTGTTTAAATCTCTTGTTTGAAAACCACCTGTTGAAGTTCCACCATCTGTGCTTAATGATTTTTGGTCTTGAACGTGAAGTAATTGACTTTCAAAGATACCACCACCTACACCTGCTCCTAAACCATTACTGCCTATTGTTATTAATGCCATATTTACCTCTTAGGATATTTATCCTTGATTGATTGTATTCTAGTCTGTTCTGCTTCTAAACCATTTTCTATAATATTTTCCATTTGCTTGTCAGCACTTCCGTATTCTGCTTTGCGTTTTGCAATTTGACCTAGATTAAATTCATAATCATCAGCATCACTTTCTAATGCGTCTAGTTGTGCATCTGTTGGTTTAGAAAAACTATATGTCCATTCATTAATATATGCACCTTGTCCGTCATCTTGCAAAGATATTTTTGTATCATCCCAAGTTTCAGAGTTTTCCTCTATGTATAATTTTATTTTTGTATCTAGACTTGCCATATTATGCTCCTACTAATTTGTACCCAGAAAACCACAATGACCTAGCAGTATCTACTTCAATCCCTTGTGTCTGTCCTTGGTCACCTTTAATTTTGACATACACTTCAAAATAATCTGAAGTTCCATTTGCTTCTACAATAGCTGAAATACTTTGAGAAATATCATTGTATGCAGATAGTCCAATTCCATTGATATTAACTAACTTATGATATACCCCATTTTTATATATCCTTATCTCAAACTGATGAACATTATCACTTACGCTTTCTGTTAAAACAGTTGCATTTAAATAATATTTTCCTGATTCTGTTGGTGTAAAACGATAATTAGTCGTGCTATCAAAACAATTATCAGTATCAAATTTTTCAACATTAAATTGAATTTTTGTCCAAGTATTACTTAAAACTGATTGATTAGATGTTCTGGTTACATCAAATGCGGGTGTATTACTTCCACCCACAGTAGCACTCCCACCCAATGATACCGCACTACCATTTAGTGTAATTGAACTGTTTTGTAATTTTGCGTTAGTCACTGCACTATCTTGAATTTTTGCAGTAGAGATAGTTGCATCACTCGGTACTCCAATATCTAAAACATTTCCTAATGCCATAATAAAATCAATAGTGTCAGATACACTTAATGAAGATGCAAAAGTAATTGTTGAGCCACTTACTGTAAAAGAATCAGTAGGTGCTTGGATAACACCATTAACAGATACGATTAAATGATTAACACTTTCTGGAACAAAGTTAGCACTATCTAATTGCATTGTGTAAGATGCACTGCCGTCTGTGGTGATTGCATCTAACTTGTGATATGCACCTATTTGGGGGGAACGACCTATATAACTCATAATCCGAATGTGTCCTTTATTTCTTCAACAGTCAAACCTAAATCTTGTAATTTTTGTTTAGCTGATGTTTTGTTGTTTTCTCTATCAATGATTGCTTGGTCATAATCTGCCTGTAGTTGAGTCAATCCATCAATACATTCTTGTTCTGTTGGTTTTGTTTTAGAACTATCGTGAATGATGAGGTTTGAGTAAACTTTGTTTTTTGCATCACTCCACCCAAACCATTGTCCTGTGTGTAAAGATACTAAATAATCTTCAATGTGTATTGGTCTTTCCATTATGTATCTCCTAATCTAATAAATGTAAAATAAGTTTTATTTGCATCTGTATCACCCGCAATAGATATCGTTTCAGGTGTAGTATATGCAAATCTTACTTTTACATTTGCCGTATCAGTCACATCAACTAAGGTATCAATTAAAGTAGATTGTTCTGGGTAGTTACTCATAGTTCCTGTCATTGATGTTGAGCCAAATGCACGATTATTATAAGTAGAATTATTAGTAGTTACTTCAATTTTGTTATAACAATAAGTCCATACATTATTATCAAATGTATATATTCCAAATCTAACTAAGTATATTCCTGTAGAGGGAAAAGTAAAAACACCAGAACTTTCCGTCATACCACTACCTAAAGTTCCTTGACCTGAACCATCTACTCTTTCTAAATTACTTGTTATAACTTGGGTACTTCCAGTTGTTGCACTAAAAGTTGTAGTTAATCTCCATTGGTCTGCTTCGGTAATACCTGCTGATATTGTTCCACTAGCACCTAGAGATATAGATGTTCCATTAACAGTGACTGAAGAATTAGCTAAATCTGAATTTGTAATAGTTCCGTCAGCAATATCAGTACCACTGAGGGGTATAGCAGTCGGAAAGTTTCCAATATAACCTGCCATACTTAACTCACATCTGTTAGTAGTTGAAGGTGAATATCACAGTTGCCAGATGCGTCATCTGTTTGTGCTTGGATTTTATCAGATGTCTGTAATACAACCTTTGGTAATTCTAAAGATGAGCCACTTGGTAGTGGTACATTTTCAAATATAAATTTTCCTGCTGTTGCTGAACTATCGTATTTCTTAATAGAAACATTCATTGATGTTGTAGTCGTATTTGCGACTGTTCCTGCAATAACTAAAGATTTGTTTGTTGCAGTATAGACATCAGTAAGTGTTGCGTCTGTTAAAGAAATTTGAGCATCATTAAAATTATTAGCCATATTTAACTCCCTAAAGCTACTGCAAATGGAATACTGTTTGGGTCACTTTCAGTAACCGAAATCCCACTTGGTAGTGTTATTGCGTTTGTTGATGTGTTAATAGAAAATAATTCTAAGCTATCAGCACCATCATATATCTTTACAGATAATGTATTAGTGGCACTGTTGTCAATCCAAATAGTACCTGCAACTGCTGAAGTCGGTGCAGTGCTTCCAATATGCTGAGAATTAAGTGCGTTTAAAGTATCGTTTAAATTACTTCTAAAAGTACCAAAAGCTACGTTATCTATCGTAATTTGTGAAACTTGTGACATTACTTTTTAATACCTTATAATCATGCAGATTTCAACCCATAACCACTTGCTTGATAGTCAAAAGTTCTTGAAATAGCAGTATCGCTTGAATTGTTAAATGTAATATCAAAACCATTAACAGATTTATTCGTGACTACAAAATAATCACCTGTTGCCATATCTTGTCCTGTCACATTCACATTAGGTGTTGCATAGAAAGGATTAGTAAAGGTAACACTGTAAGTTCCTGCACCACTTGATAAATCATCACCTGTTTCTGTTCTATTCTGTAAGTTTAAAGATACTGTTAATCCTTTCACTAAGGCTCTGGATTGATTGTTTAATGATATTAGTCTTGCTCTAAATTTAAAGAATTTACCCCTAAATGTTCCTTGTTGTGCAACAGATGTAAATGTAGATATATCATCAAGACTACTTTCACTAGCACCAATTTGAATATTAGTTCCTGCATTTGTGGGCAAATTACCATCAAAAGGTGCTTTGGCATTTTCAAATAAGGTTTCACCTCTACCAAAATCAAATAAGTCATATGGGTCGTCAGATACCATATCTAATTGAATTTTAAATGTAGCATCAAAAACAAAAGGCAAAGTAAAAGTAGAATTAAAATCATAAAATCCGCTACCAATAATGTTTTTATCTATTCCACCTGTTTCAAATACATATCCAGAAGGCACAGCATCAAATAATCCTGTTTTTTCATCAAATGTGCTGATTGTGTCTAAAGTGATAACATTATCCCCTGCTATCGTTCCTGTTTCTGTTCTTTTAAAGGTATTGGTAAAAGTGCCTTCAAATGTAGGGTGTTCTGAAATACTATTAATTAATTGATAACCTTGAGCAGTGACATTACTAGATACGATTAATGCAGGTTCAAGACTTTCATTCCCTAGTTTATCAATAGCTTTAATACCCAAAGTAAATGGTGGGTCTATTTTATTTAAAATAATACTGTTGGCACTTCTTCTAGGTACACGAACTAAATCAGTAGAATTAAACCATGAATAACCACTTGATACTTTTTGATAACGTATTTCATAACTTTCGACATCTAGGTCACTAACAGGCAACCAAGATAATTGCATCTGGTCACTGCCTATTAAAGAAATTGAAAATTCTTCTACATTGGCAGGTGGTAATGTTGCACCAATAACTTTATGCGTTCCTGTGACATAAGTAGATTTAACACCAATACTGTTGATAGCTCTTGCTCTTACTTCATAAGTAGCACCATCAATAGCATTTAATAATTGATATTCTAATGCTTTACCTTGAGATACTAATCTGTAATCATCAACAACTGCATTTCCGTCTTTGTCTAAAGTCTGTTTTACCTCAATCTCAAAATCATCAGCAAAAGCATCTGGTGAATCACCAACAGTAATTAATAATCTAGTAATAACTGTTCCATCATTGTACTCCACTAAATCATCACTCAATGTTATTGAAGCAGGTGGTTGAACTGTAAATGGGTCTGGGAATGAAGTATCTGGTATTGTAGCTACTTCATCTTTTTCACTAAAAGTGTACCAAGCATCTTGATGCTCTATTAAAGATAAAGCTACTTCAAAAGAAGGATTGATTGCCATACCCACTACCCTAAATGGTTTTGCTGACATTCCTGTAATAGTTGAAGTGACTGCCACGATATCACCAATAGCTAAGTTCATAGCTGTATAATTAGCAGTTAATTCTAAACCTAAATTGTTTCTGCTTCTTTGTAAGACAATTTCACCAAACTCTAAGGCTTGATAAGGATTAGTAATTGTTGGTAAATCAATAACACCTTCTTGTAAGAAACCACCATCAGCAGTCTTTAATGTGGCATGGTCGGTGTCATAAACAATCGTGTCGCTTTGATAGTTCTTATCTGGGTTTATAAAGTTTGCTTGAACTCTATTGTATTTTTCATTTTTTCTTTCACTTGATACCTTAATTCCACCTATAATATTATCTTCGTTTAGTGTTAAGACACTTGAACCAGTGGTTTCAATAATTAATTTATATTTACCCTGTGCGTAAGGTAAAAAACCTCTCATTCCTTTAAGAAGTGTTCTTGTGTTATCTATTAGTTTCTGTCCTGTATCAATGACTGCATTACAATCAAATAAGTTGATATCACTAGCACCAGAATAAGGAGTAACTTGAGTTTCTGCTATTCCAGATGCGGTGTAAAAGCTAGGAATATCAATATCAGTAATATCAATACCTTTTCCATATCTAGTATTCGTTAAATAATCTAATAAACACCAAGCAGGATTAGTAGAAAAGGCGGCAGTTTGTGCAACAGAACTTGCATTATAACTAACTACTTTTCTTCCTTGAACTAAGGCTTGAATTTTTGGAATACCAATATATTTGTCAGCATCCCAAGTAATTCTAAATGCTACATAACATAATCCAGATAATTTATGATTAGAAGTCCATGATGTTAATGTTGTTAAAAGGCTAGATGCTACTTGGCTATCAGTTCCATAAAAAGTCTGAACTTGGATAGTGTCACCAAATCTACTATCATTAGAGGTGACAGTGCCACCATCACTAAAAGAACCAGTAAAAGTAACTTCTTTATCTTCAACAAGAATTTTTGTAATTGCATTAACTTCACCTTCACATAAGACCAATGCACCATACAGGTATTGATTATCTGTTCCAGATGTTTCTAAAAATACTCTTGTTCCGCCTAATAATCTTGTACCATAGACAACAGGAATATTTGCATTATTAGATTGTTTATTGACAAGAACACCTGTGGCTTCTGCATCTTGAGTAAATTCTGGTATTTCTGGTTTAGGTGCTAACCAAGATACTGCTTTGGATATGGCAAATCCTGTAATAACAGATTTAATTATTGTGCCAAGTATTGCTGTAAAAAATGCCATTATTTTCTACCCCATAAAATATCTTGAACTGTTAATGCTGAGAACTCCATTCCTTTATCTGTACTAAAAAATAGTTGTTGGCTACCTTCATTTGTTTTTCTACCTGCCACTCTACTAAAATCTGCAAAGTGAGAAGTACAACTTAAAATTAATCTTCCTGTATTTGTGTCAATACTAAAACTTTCAATAAATCCTGTATCATAATTAAATGTGTCTATTAGTGCATCTGAACTATCTAATAACCCAATATCAATAGTGACTTCATCATTACTGACATTGTTATTTAAAACAATAGATACAAACGCACTATCTACCGCTGATAATTCTATTTGAAAATTACCGACATCTAATTCTGATTTTTCAGCTTTACCACCAATAGATAATAAATGCCCACTGGCAGTATAAGTGTTTGAATTATGTGTAATATTTTTATAGTGATTGGTTATTCTTTGTGGAGTAGGAAATAATATTTCTATTAAGACAATAGGTTTTATATTCTGATTGGCTAACTCAGTTGTAAGATTACTAGATAATCCTCTAGTCATTACAATGCCTCTATAAAATCAACTTCAAATCTATATAAATCTAAATCGCTAGTATTAAACTCTTGAATATCTGATGTCAGTCTTACTGTAAATTCCACACCATCATAAGTGACTGAAGCATTATCAGACAAAGCATCTCTAAGTGGTGGTTCAATAGTAAGTGTAGCTTCATTAGAACCATCAGCAGTTGCATCACTAACTACCATGTGAACTTTATCACTTCCTGCAAATTTAACAAAATCACCTGCTTTTAAAGTTCCTGTCATTCCATCAACATCAATCGTAGTGTCACCTGCTGAATGTGAACCATTGACTAAAACTGTTCCAGATACATCACCTTTAGCGTTTTTTAAATCTGGTAAGGCAATTTGGAATGTTTCTTTTTGACTTCTTTGTTTCATTATAAAAGCTATGACAGGTGCGAAATCACTTCTTCTCATTGGGGGATAGGTAGCACTAAATTTAAATCTTTGTCCATCAACTTGAACTGAAAACATTTTCCCACTGTCAGTAGTAGATGTGATTGTCTTTTGCTCAGATGAAAAACCGATTGACCTAAATTCTGGTGATGTTGGATAAGTACCACTCATTAAACTAATGCTTCCTTCCCTTGTCTATTTAAAGCATCATTAATAACATTAATTATAGTGCTTCGTCTATTTGTAAGTAATTCATCAACACCTTGTGCATCTACTGTATTGATAGTGAAGTTTATATTTGTTGAGCCACCTGCTTGATTGTTTGGTATTATAGTTCCTGATGATTGGGGTACAAAAATTTCTTTTCCTGCCTCGCCAACTGTCACTGGCATACCTGCGTTTACTCTACCACCTGATGACCTCGCAGGTAATAAACCGCCAATATTAAATCCAAATAAACTTCCACCAAATAAACCAGATATTTTTTGAATGGCAATTAGTGCTTGTTGTCTTGCAATTATTCTAGCTATATCTGCTATTACCGACCTTGCAAAATCTTTAAATGCAAACTTACCTGTCATAATACTGTCAGCTAAAGTATCTGTAAAACTATTAAAGGTATTAGTAAATAAATTATCTAATTGAAGTGTTGTATTTCCTGCATCTTCTAAGGCTTGTTTAAATCTAGGAAATTTATCTTCTGTAATTGTATCAACCCCTTCGCCCATACTCTCTAATGCTTTTTGAAATTGCTCACCAACCATTCCACCTATGACAACCATTTTATTAGTTGTTCTTGTCATTTCTTTTAATTGTTCGTTTGAATTTTTTGCTTGAACATCAATCTTTCCAAGAGCATTAGCAAATTGTGAACCTACTTTAGTACCATGTTCAATAGCTAAATTATTATTATTAATTTGATTTCTTAATTCCTTTAATAATTCATTTTGCTCTTTATATTGAGTATTTGTTTCAATAATTTTTCCCTTAATTTTAATTAATTTTGGCTCTGTGAAGCTAATAAGTTCGTTTATATCTTCTAATGATTTGACACTTTCTAATAATTCATCATTAGGTAATTTTAATAATTCTTCTAAATTTTTTTCATTTTTAACTTTATCAATAAAGTCAGTAATTTTATCAAAAAAGAAAGAGACACCTGCTAATGCCACTGCACCTTTTTTACCAAATAATAAAGCACCTACTAAACCAACATTTTGAACAAATGGAGGTAATGACGCAAAACCTTGAATTGTACTTCCTAAAGCATTTGAAATAGTTTTAACCGCAGGAGCAACCCCTTTTATAGTTTCTGATGTTCTTGTTAAAGCACCTGCAAAATTCTCACCAATAGCAGTTGCTATATCTTTTATTTGTTGTTCATTTTGTTCTAAGAATACATTTAAATCACCAAACTCACCTTTGAGTTCATCAAAAAATCCTGATGCTACATCTTTTTGAAATTTAAAATATTTATCCCCTATCATGGATAGAGTTCCTTCAAGAGTTGTTGCTAAATCTTTTGTGGCACTAGCAAACTGTCCATCACCTGCAAATAATTCTTCAAACCTTGCTATTGTTTCCTCAGCAGTGACTTTAGCACCATTTTGGAAACCTAATAAGGCTCTAACACCTCTTTCTCTAAATAAATCTGCCGCACCAATACCACCTGAAAATGCTCTTTGAATTTGGCTTGATGTAGTTTCAAAGTCTAATCCTGTGACTGCGGCTACATTACCAGTAATTTCTAAAACTCTATTTAAATCTTGTGCATCTTTGGCTACAACCGCTAAATTACCTGATGCTCTTGATATTTCCTCTAATGAAAAGGGAACTCTACCTGCAAAATCTGTAAGACTATCAAAGGCAACTTTACCTTCTTCTATTGAACCAAATAAAAATTTAAAACGAACTTGTAGGCTTTCAACTTCCTTACCTACATCAACAAAGGATTTAACAATCGCACCTGCACCAAGACCAACTAATGCACCTTTTAAACTAAAAACTGAGTTTTTTACATTTGAAAGATTTTTTTGAACACCATTTAATGCCTGTTTGGTCTTATCTTTAGCGATAATGTCAATCAGTAATTTTTTAGTCATTATCTTCTTTTACCTTGCATCTTCTGTTTATTCAATGCTTTTTGTTCTTCTTCATGTTTGAGATTATAATAAGCTACCCACATATTATATTCATCTACTGGGATTTGTAAAATTTCCCCAATAGTTTTATGTAGCTTTTCTGCTAAGAAAAAATGAAATCTAAAATCTGAATCAGAATTTAGTTTTTTTTTAGGGTTTTAGTATCATCAGTTGAAGGATTTAATATTTCACTAGACACTCTAGCTATAATATCTGGGTCAACAAACTTCTTCATCCTAATCTTACTTTCTATATCAAACATTAACTCACCATCTTTTGTTTGTGCCTTTTTTACAATGACATCAATTAAGACAGTTAAGTCGTTATCACTAGAGCCTTTAAAGATTTCTGCTTTTTCTAAAAGTGTAAATGGTTTAACATAAATGGCATCTTCGCCTGTTAATCCCCATTCTTCTACTTCAATAATTTTAATCTCTTGGTGCTTAAAATGATTTATAGCACCTTCAAGATAATCTTTCTTGGGCATATAGATTAGACTGTTGTATGTGTTACGCCACCAGAGAACTGTACGTTAAAAGTTCTGCTGATTACACCATCCATAGTTACCGCTACACTTGCACCTGTCACTAAAGCAGTTCCTGTATAATATGCATCACCGCTATCTGAACCTTCAGGATAAAGATTTAATGTTACTGATGCACCTACGTCTAGTGATTCTTGTCCATTAGTATCTGTTTCATCCCAATGACATTCAATAGTGCCTGTAGCATCTTTTCTAAGTGCTGAGTAAGTTTTGGCGGTGGAAGTAAGAGTTGTCGTTTCCACAGTATCATTTGTTTCATCTAGATTGAAGCCTACAACTTCTGCAACTGTATCTGTACCTAGTTTAACAACTCCGCTTACGCCTGTATGTGTTGCCATTCGTTATCTCCTTCTTGTATGTTATCATCTACTTTTTTCTTTTTAGTAGATTTTTTTTCTGCTTCTAGTTTATAACCATTAGCAAGAAACTTGTCTATATTATTATCCCATACTTCTATGGAATTACCATCTTTGTATAGCTTTACTCTTTTAGCCATTATGCTGTACCTCGTACAAATTCATAAAATACTCTTACCACAATTCTTATTCCACCCAAAGGATATAATGTGCCTTCATCTGAACTAACTTCTACTATTTGGCTATTAAGAGAATTACCACCTCTAGTCCTATCTACATCAAGTGTTTCCTCTATAACCTCAATTAATTGATTGCGTTTTGTATCTAAATTAGTTTCTGTGCCTTTGACATAACCCACTAAAACATAATCTATTGTACCACTTCTTTTTCCTGCCGCAGTATCACCAAGAGTATAATCCTCTCGTACCTCGTCACCTGTAGAAATATAAATAGCAGGAAATTGAGGGTCAGCTAATTGTTCAGGTTCAAAAGGTTCTCTAGTAATTTTTTTTAATTCAATAGGCGAACTTACTGCATCTAATACAGTAATAATATTTGCCGCTATATCTTCTCTAATACTCATAATCTCAGTTCTCTTTCTAACACATTAAAGAATATCTTTTCAATATTTGTTTCTTCTTTTTTACTTATTCTAAAAAAGGGTCGGATAACTTTACTTTTACCAACACCTGCAACATCATGAAAAAATGCTTTTTTATTAGCTGATGCTTGTCTAAAAAATAATTGACCTTTACTCGGTGTTACCTTGCTTGTTAATGAACTAAACATTTGTCCTGTATCTGTTAAGTCAACAACACCAGATTGTTTTACTAATCTTCTTTTGTATTTAGGGGAATAAGATTTAAATGCCCTGCCTCTAAAATCTATTCCTTTAGATTGGGTGCGTTCTTTAATAGCCGCAATCTCAAAAGCTGTTGCATTGGCTAAGGCTCTTTTAATAGCTTTAGGTACTTGTTTAGATACTCTTTGTAGTGATTTTCTTACTTGAACAGAGTTGTCCTTGATGCGAACATCAGCAACCATTAACGAACTAATCTTAAATGATGTATAGGTTCTTTTTCACTAGCAGTAACTGATGCATCCCCATCCTCATCATATTCAACTCCGTCACGAAGAACTGCTTGGAATTCTTCTGCATATTTTGCTCTGTAATGTGCCATTTGCACTTGGAAAGCATCTTGTCCGTCACCACCTTGTGGGTCTTTCCATTTAGTTAGTATTGGATAAATATATTCTGCTAATGCTCTATAAACTACACTTCTAGTCCATTGTGCGTTTGTTAATTTTGAACTATCTAACTCTAATGTAGTAACTTTTGTTATATCTTTGTAACGAACAGTATGGCGGTATCTTTCCCACCATTCTTCTCTAACCTGTCTAATAACATCATTTTCAGCTTGTTGTAGTGGTTCATCAAAATCATTATTACTATCTAATAATCCATAATCTTCAATGTCTGGAACATATTTTTTAATATCTGCGACTGTTACTGAAAATTCTGTTGTTGCCATTAATCTTCTTTCTTCTTCCTAGTTCTTTTTGGTTTTTCTTCTTTGGGTTTATTATCTACTAAATCAAACCCTCTCATTTTCCAATGGATTAAATTTTTTTCCCAATCAAATTTTGTTCTGGTGATTATTTTATCGCCTTTTTTTAATTTTACTAATTCAGTCATAATAATTCCTTTTTAACAGGTGGGGAGTATATCCCCACCCATAAGCATATACTACTGGATTGATGAATCAAAGTGCATTTCTACACCATAAGAATCATGTAACTCGCCTACGCCATAAACAGCAGTAGCAACAATCTCGTCTGCTCTTAGAGAAGCATCTCTTTGAGTTTCAATCTTGATGTCCTGCATCATAGCTAGTGCAAGTGCATCCTTGTGGAATACTGCACCTTTGTAGTCACCTGCTGTACCTGTATTAGCCATGTTTGAAGTTTCAAATACGGAAATACCTGCAATCTGACCTACAAAACCGCTTCTTAATGCTTCGTTCTGTAAATCACCTGCATTTGGGTTTGCAAATGTGTTTGTTAAGTTTGCTTTTAAGTCATAAGCAATCTTTGGGTGTAATACAGCGTAACACTCATTGATTGGCAGTCCTGCCGCTCTTAGAGTTGATGCCGCATTGAAAATAGAAGATGCCGCAATCGCACCAGTTCCATCACCTAGAGTAGTTGAGAAACCATCAAATAATGCAATTAAATCTTCATCCATTTTCTTTGCAATACCTTCACCGAATAATCTACCGATATCTGCCGCTACGTTTCTTGGTGCGGAGTTTCTCGCTAGGTCGGTTAAAGTTGTCATTACACCAACTTCAGAAGCAGTGATTGTTACTGAAGATGGGTTTACTGCTGTGTTTGATAAATCGGTTGCTTCCGCTACAGCCGCCGCAGAGATTGCAGAATAAATCGGTACTTCTACAGATTTTCCGCCACCTGCAATGGTGTAGTTTTTCACTAAGTTCTTCATTATTGATTGCTCTTGAATTACGAACTCAGCTTCAGCAACGATTTCAGTATATAGTTCGCTGAGCGTACTACTTGTGCTTTCGTTTGCCATTTGTTTTTACCTTTCGTTATTTATTTAATTTAATCTGAGTAACACTATCTCTAGATTTGCGATACTCTGCGTATGCTTTTCTATCAGCAGGATTACTCATATCTAAGTCCGCAATGTTTAAAGTCTTTTGCGTAGTTGACTGACCCACATTAGACACGCTTCCGCTCCCAGAGGGAGTTGCCGCTTGGAAGTGTGCGTTCTGCGTTAAAAACTCTTGTACTGCCTCATCAACAGTCAATAAGTCACCATCCTTGTTATATCTCGGTGTTCCATTAGAATCAACAACTTCTACTTTGCCATCTTTGTTTAGATGAACATTATTCTTTAGTAGAGATTTGATTTGTTCTGGATTGATGGCTTTATGTTTTGATGCCGCATTGATTAATTGCTTATCAACTCTTTCATCTCTTAACTCATTTTCTAATTTAGAAAGTTTTTCATTATATTCTTGAGTTTTCTTTTTGATGACTTCATCAAATTTACCTCGTTCAATCTGCTTTTCTTCTTCTGCTTTCTTGATTGAATCAATAGCTGATTTGGCATCATCTAATGAACTAACACCTAGTTCATTTAATAATTTCTGTTCTTGGCGGTAAAGTCTATCCTTTACTACCTTATCAATATCAACTTGTTTTGGTTGTGGTTGTTCTACAGGTTGTTCCTGTTTTACTTCTACATTTTCTGTTGTTGTTGCTTCCACCTGTTCCGTTTTATTCTCGTCAGACATAAGATACTCCTTTAGTTAGTATTTATTTAAGAGATATATAAAAAATTTCTATTCTTCAATCAAATTTTCCCATTCTGGGTCGTAGGGAATAAAGCTGTGGCGGCATCTATAACCACCTCTATTGATAAATGGGTCAGTTCCAGACTTTCCTGCCCACCTAGTAGATGTCCATAAACTAATAGCTTCTTCTTCAGAAAACACTTTATTAAGGTTATTTCTACAAAAAGGTCGTGTAGTCACAATATTCGTTCCTGTGTATTTATAGTTAGTGATACCTGCTTCTGCGGCTTTGTACTTTGTAAACTGTCCATCAAACTGCATTAAACTATCGTGTGCCATTTGACTTGCATATCTTCGCATATTATCGCCATAAATATCAGCGGCATATTTAGACTGTAGTGTTTCTTTTGCTACAGCTACTTGTGCCTTGATACTAGCATTGTTGGAATATCTATTTTTATCTATGAAATCTACAAGGCGATTGATTTCTGTTTCATCACTTCTCTGGTAAACGCCATTTATTTTGGCTCTAATATTTTTTACCATATCTCTAAAGTCCTTGCCTACAATAGCGGACTGATAAACCTCATTCGCTAATGTGTCTAGGTAGGTGTTTGCAATATCCTCAAACCCACTAAAAGATAAAAACTTTAGTTGGTTAATGACTTCCAGATTAGGTTTCGTTAATGATTTAAACCTTGCAGGGATAGGTAGCGGTCTAATGAACTTCTGATATTCTTTTATAATCTCATCATAGTCACTACGGATAATATCATCTACTTCTGATAAATAGTTTTCTTCAATTAATCTTTTAAGGTTCGGTCTAAGTTGAACTGCTAGTTGGGTGGTTAGCTTTTCACCACCTGCGGTTGACTTGGTTAAATCAGCAATAATGTCATCTTCAAGTTTTTTAAGTACGCCAATAACTCTTTGTTCGTGAGTATCAATTAGCCTGTTTAATATCTCTTGTTTTGCCATTTTTTATTTTTCCAAAAATCGTGTCAAATGTACAAGTTTGTCGCACCCTAAATTGTGATAACAAATAATTCTATTTTTCATTATGTCCATTTTTACCCTATTTCTGAAAAATTGAAAATCTCAATATGGTATAATAGAGATGTTTATTAAATTTTATATAAAATTTAATTTGCTATTTAACAGTGTGAATATGGTTGGTTATCGAACAGGAGGTAAATTATGTTTGATAAAAAACACGAATATTTCCTTAATGGAAAAACCTTTTATATGATTGATAGAAGTACATTTGAAATTAGAAAAACAAAAATATATGGATATCAATTCAATAAAAAATCAAATAATTTTTATGTCTATGCCAAAATGCACTATGTTGATTTTTCAGCTAGTTCGTATGGTAAAAAACAAGGCATAAGAAAATTTTGGGAATTTAGTAAACCTAATTATTTCCATAAAAGTATAAAAGACGCAATTCTATTTGCTAAAACTGAAAAGAAAAATAGTATTCAAGCAAGAATATTAGATTTAGAGAAGCAAATAGAAAAAAGAAAAAAAGAAATAAAAGAAAAACAAGAAAAAATAAACTCTTTGACAGATGCGGATATAAAAATCAGAGAAGGTGTCTTTGATAATTTTAGCCCAAATAGTTCAAAAGGTTATTTATAAACTAAACTAAACAAACCAACCATATCACACTTTAAATCCTTTTTTCCAAGATTGTACTGCCCAATAAGCAGGGGATAGGTTTTTCTGTCCTTTGACTTTGGCTAATATGGGTCTAAATCTAGCCATAAAACTTCTTTGTCTAGCAGGGATATTTTTCTTTATAGATAATTTAGGGTCGCCAAATCGGACTATCTGAACATTGCCTGTAGCTTTATTCTTTACATAAACACCAAACTTCTTTGATTTGCTTGGGGTTCTGAATGGTTTATTCAGCTTAACTTGACGACCTCTATAAGTAGCCATTATTTTTTCTTCTTTTTCTTTCTTTTCATAGCAGACTTCTTTGGCGGTCTGCCGACTTTGCTTCCGTATGTTCCTTTTCCGTATGGCATTGATTAACCCTTTCTTGATAATGTTTAAAACATAATAGTTCTAACATACCAAAACGATAATTAAAACCTATACAAGCAAATTCACCACAAAAACATTTCTTTTGATTGTGTTGTTGATGTGTCCAGTTATAGAACTCGGTAGTGGATACTGTTCTACCTTTTACTTTTTCTTTTTGCGTAAGTCTAAGTCGTGTTTACGACTACCTCTTAGAAAGGAGTTTACTCTACCCATAGCCCATGCCGCCATAGGAACTCTACGACTACCTGCACCCAAAAACGCACCCTGTCCTCTACGATAAACTTTGGCTAGTGTTGTATAAGTATATCTTTTAGATGCTTTAGCTTTTCTTTGTAAGGTTGCTTTAACAGTAGCTGATATGGGTTTAGCTTTTACCATTATGCTTTAGTTCTTGATTTTAATAATGACATTGGGATTCTTTTACCTGCTTTATATAATGCTGAAACTCTTTTAATTAATGATGCTCGTCTTGCTCGTTTAGCACCTTTCAGTCCAGATAAATATTTTTTAGGAACTTTGGTTTTCTTGTCTTTAGGAACTCGTCTAGCCATTAAGACTGGTCAATCTTCTCTAAGATTAATTCAAATCCACCACTGACTGCTGATGTGGCACTAGCTTTAGCAATTAATTCAATATCTGTCTTTGCAGGAATAACTACAGGAACTGCATAGTTCTTTTCTATAAATCCACCTCTAGTTGTAATGAATGATTTAGTATTCCATACATTCCCATTCTCTATTTCTTTGGTGACAAATCTTACTTCATTCTCTAAGTCTTTAGAACTACCGATATCAATCTGCATTAAATAAGCATTGTGTTTTCTTGGCACTGTATAAACGCACATTAAAGTTTGTCCATAATCTGGTCTAATCTGTGCCACTGTTGTTGATGATACTGTAATTGAGATTGTACCAACATTGGCAGTTCCTGTGTTGGCAGTTTTCATTACGGCTCTAAATACTCTTGTAAATGAAGTTGAACCTGCACTTCCACCAATCGTTAATGTTTCAGTAGCCAAATCATAATTACTATCTAATCCCTGTATCTCTACAGTTCCAGTATTATCATCTGTATCTGATGATGTAGCAGTTGCTGTACCTGCACTTGAGGGATAGGTGTATGTATTATTGCCATCCCAAATAGTTTCAAATGAAGAACCAACAGCAGTATTCAAACCAAATTTTTGAATACCAGAATAATTTTGTACTAAACCTTTTTGTATAGATAATCCTAATGGGAAATTATATTGATTACTTAATGCCATTATTCTTGTACTTCCTCACCTTCAATAGTCGGTGTTGAAAACTGTCCGATAGTGACTGCCTTTGCGTCTATCTCACTATCAATCGTATTAATCTTTTCATCATCATCTACAACTGCTCTAGCGATTTGTTTATCTACTTCTTTTAAGAAACTATCTGATTGAACACCACTAGCTTTTGCCATTTGTAGGAACTGTAAGTCGGATGCATAATCTCTAAGGTTGAAACTATCTGGATAAATAATTTCACCATCAAAATCTCTACCTTGCCATTCTGCGAATAACTTCCAGATTTGTTCTTCTGCGTTCTGTAAATAATCAGCTTTCTCACTTAGTCTTGCGTTTAATAATTGAAATTCAGTCTGTAAGGCTATGCCAGATTGTATTCTAGCTTCAGTGGCTCTGACTGCACCCATGTGTGTAATTCTATTAATAGATTCTACTTTCATATTGATGTTATTCATTATGCCATCTAATGATTGGGAAGATGGTTGAATGAGATAAGGTTTTAAGTTGCTATCTAAATCTTCTGGCATTTCAATAATAGAACCTGCACCTGCACTTGCTTCTACATTAGGTGTCTTAACTAAACTTGGATGGTTTGATAATCTGATTAGCTGTTCAATCTCTGAGTAATCATTGTAAATAGCTTTTTGCAATTCTGCTACATCATTCAAATCAGATATACCAATACCTCGTCTTTGAGATTTTTGGTTATATAATATTACAGCAGGAACTTTCCCTAATTGGTTTGGCATTTCATCAATCATCATAGGCTTAGATGTTGAATAGCCTTTTGTAAATTCTGCAACTTTATAAGTAGTGATATCCTCCATAGTCCAAACTCTAATTGTTGCCATGTCCTCAAATAAATCTTCCAGTAGTGTAAGTGAGGTTAAAACGTATTTACCATTTCTGCTTCTTTCAAAGTTCCAATTCAAAACATTTTCTGGAGTATATAAACTCATGTAGGGTCGGATATCTAACTGTAGTTCTTCTGCTCTTGATTGTGTTTGCACTGCAGGTTTATCTAGCACTGCCCAACAAGTACCATAGATGGATGCGTTCATTTGCATTTCTCTAACTACATTGTTAAACGACCTGCCATCTAAGTCAGCGTCATTGATGAAACTTTCTAGCTGTTCATCACCAGTTAATGAACCATAGTTTCTTGTTGGTGGTACTCGGAAAAGGAAAGACGAATAGATTTGCACCACATTCTTACAATGATTGTCAATCGGAGTATTTTCTGCTCTTTTAAGATACTCCTCATCAGTTTCTAAAATATATCGGTTAAGCTGATATCCGTTTTGGTAATCTTGTCCGCCAAGATAGGACATGAGATGAAAGTGCCAGTCGGCAAACTTTTCTTCATAATGTTTGTGTTTTTGTGTTAAAAATTCTCTACTGTATAATGCCATTAACTCCACCTCTGGGGTTTGCTAGGTGTAAACTGTCTTTTGACAGGATATAAATACTCCACTAAATATCCTAATGCGTCATTCATGTGGTCGTAATTATTGTCCTTATCTGGCACAGTCGTTCCTTCTTTGTAAATTTGTCTTTCAATGCTTTTTAACATAGTTTTGCATTTTTTTGCAATAAATAATGTTCTGTCGCCTACTCCATTCTTTAGTTTGGTGTTCACCGCATTTATTCTATCTCTAATCAGCGGATGATTGTTTCTTACTCGTAAATGAAAACCTGCGTTCTTGAGTATTGCCAAATCAGTGACACCACCTGCTGATGTTTTTCTTTGCTTTGACGCAGGGTCAGGATAAATAAATATATGCTTATCCTTAAATCTATTTTTGATTTCTTGTACCATTTCGTCAGTATTAGAACTATAGATAACAATTTCTTCATAGAGATAAATATTATTGCCTTTTAACTCACATATAACTGCGGACATTGGGTCTATATTGAAGTCCATGCCAATATGTATTTCATTAGTATCAGGTACATAATTATCCATGACATTATCTTTTCTATCAAAGTTGTAATAAATCTGTCCTGCATAATTAACAAATGAACCCATGTATTCTTGTTGGAATGTTCGTTCATCTAGGTCTGCTTTAGCTTGTTCTATTTCTTGTGGTGATACCCTGCCACCATCTAAGGTAGTAAATTGAAATGATGCCCAATTATCTGGGTCTTCATCAGATTTGGTAAATAGGTTATAACTCCAATTTCCATAACCTCTAGGAGTACCACAAAATAAAGCTGAACCATTCCTATCTGATAAAGTTGGGCGGAGTATTTCATACCAAGTATTTTCTCTAATATCTGCAAACTCATCCATAATTAAAAAATCTAATCCTACACCTCTAAGGCTATTTTCATTATCAGCACCCCTTAATGATATAGTTGAGCCATTTCTTAATGTAATAGTCAAGTCAGAGTTATTGACGGATTTAATCCATTTATGTGCAGTTAGTTTTTCTATTAAGTCAGTCCAAACAATCGTCTTAGCCATTCTATAAGTGGGTGCTACATACCAGACTTTACGTTTTGGATATCGGCTAAACTTAGCTATCTCAGTGACGGATAAAAAAGTCTTACCCCATCTTCTTCCTGCTATGATTGTTCTAAATCTTTTATCGCATTCAAGAACTTGTTTTTGAGGTGTACTTAAAGGCACTAATCTACACTAAATGGTAGTGGTTCATTCTCATCAGATACCATTCCGCCATCTGATTGACCCAGTTCATTCTTGCCTAGCCATATAGCCATAGTTGCATTTCCATTCTCAGCTATCTTCCATTGTATCTGTCTTAGACGTAGTTTTTTCAAACTTCTGCCTTTTGTAAGATATTCGGAATAACTCTTTCTAATAGTCGCTTCATTACAATTAAAGAAATCTGCAATCTCAACATTAGTACAACCAAATGAAGCTAATTTTTGAACTTCCTCCCCATTGATGTTTAGTTTCGGTCTTGCCATTTTGTCCTCTTTTCATGCGTAGAGTGTACGCTAATTGCTTTATATCAATAATAGACACTATTAATCAATTTATTTTTTCTGCCTTTTGTCCTGTAAAATCTTCCCAACGCTTGATAATTACATCAATATACTTTGGGTCAAGTTCCATCATATAACATTTACGATTAGTTTTTTCACAAGCTAGTAATGTTGAGCCAGAACCACCAAACAAATCTAATATACCATTTTGTGATTTACTTGAGTTTTTTATGGCTCTTTCTGCTATTGCCACAGGTTTTTGAGTTGGATGTTTATAATTGGTATCCTTTTTTATTTGCCATAAATCGGATTCATTAGTTATAGATGCATCAATAAAACCATCAAATAAAATAAACTCATGTTGGTGTCTATAACCTTTGCCTAATCCAAAAACATTTTTAGCCCAAACAATACAAGATTTAGGTTCTAATGTTTCTTGTAGCACACCATAGAATGCCCAATTACAACAAATATAGTATGTATTAATACCTAATGTTTTAAATGTATTGATAAATTCATTAATAAAATTATTAAAAGATTTTTTATCTAAATTATCATTTTTAATTACATCAAACTTTCCACTTCTACCATTAAATGCAACATTATATGGTGGGTCAGTAAACATCATTTCAATTCGTTCACCATTTATTAGTTTTTCAACATCAGTAATATTAACGCTATCCCCACACATCAATCTATGTTCACCTAATTTATATATATCCCCTAGTTGTGCCTTAGGTTCTTCTGGTGTTTCTGGAACTGCATCTTCATCTGTTAGTCCTTCTTTTTCACCTACAATTAATTTTTCTAATTCATCAGCATCAAAACCTGTTAGTTCTAAATCATAATTATTATCTAATAAGTCAGTAAATTCTTGAATTAATAAACCCATATCCCAATCAGAATATTCATTAGTTTTATTATCAGCTATTCTGTATGCCTTAGCTTTTTCT